CATTAGATAGGCTTAATCATTCCGAAGCTTATGATCTTCATGATCAGATAACGACTATGGAAAAGCTTATAGAACAAATGTATGAAGTAATTGACCGTTCAACTGTAATTATTGGAGAATAAGATTATGTTAGTTAAAGACGCTATAGAATTCGGAAAGATTTCAACAGGCAACACTAAAATGCCCGGAACAACTTATGCTATTGACGCGTTCGCATGTAATGTGGGTTCTAAATTACGTCAGGTTAAAGGGTCAACTTGCGCGAGTTGTTACGCTATTAAATTACAAAAATTACGCCCTAGTGTTGATAAGGGTTATAAAAACAATTTGGCAAAGTTTCAACGTGCTGATTTAAAGCAATGGGTTAATGCTATGGTATTTCAATTAGAGCGTTATAATGTGGATGGCCATCATCGGTGGTTCGATAGTGGTGATTTACAGTCCGTTGATATGTTACGCGCTATTGCAGACGTGTGTAAGCGTACACCTGATATAAAGCATTGGTTGCCAACACGAGAAAAAGGGATTGTTGCGGAGTTTACACGTTTTGACGTAGTACCTGATAACCTCGTGATACGCTTGAGCGCTGCTATGGTCAACGGGGTACCAGCAACCGGCCACGCTAATACGTCAACGGTGCACTATAAGGTTGACCCCATAGGCACTGAGTGCCTGGCGTACACCCGCAGTAACTCATGTGGTGATTGTCGTGCCTGTTGGGATAAAGATGTACTAAACGTTTCATATAAAAAACATTAGAAAGGAATATCAATATGTCGGATATTATACCAAAGGTGGGTTTATACGCTAATCACCATGGGTGGTCTGATGTGCACCCTTATGAAATCATTAGGGTAGTATCGGCTAAAACCCTTGAAATCAGGGCACTAGATGTTAGTGATAATAAGATTAAAATGGATTTCATACCGGGCGGTTTTAGCGCACATTGTACAAACCAACACCAACAAAAATATGATTATAGTTCAAACCCTGATAACCCGGTTACTAGGATACGTTTAAACCGTGCTAGTCAATATTGTCCGGATAAGGTGTGGAAAAATAAGACGGGTGCACGTTTTGCAATAAGCGAACACCCTTGTAAGTTTCACGATTATAATTTTTAAGGAATACTAATATGTCAAATGTTTTTGGGTTTTTATCTCTTATATCAGGTGCGCTCATGGTCCTAATGGGCGTATCGATAACCCCTATAGATTTATTAACGCCCACGATAGATGATTTTCTACACCTGCACATATCTATTGTTTTAATTTTAGGGGGTTTCTTTTTCATCATAGCAGGTGTTCGGTATATAGATTAACCAATAGGTATAATTATGATTATGTATTTTACATGTAACCAAAAATCGTGCACCCTAGCAGAGCAATGTGAAAGGTTTAAACAATACAACAGCCCTGTACATCCGTCTGCTAGTGTGTTATTAATAGAGGACCCTAGGAAAGATAACGGGTTCTGTCACCTCTTTAGTAAAATAGAAAAGGAATAAATATGTTTATATCCGATAAAATAAAAGATGAAATGTTAAGTGAATTATGGGATTTTGAACACCATTATATGCCAATGCATAAAGTACTTGACATGGCTAAGCGTATGTATCTATTGGATAAAAATAACTTGACAGACGAAAAGTTGTATAACGAATATGTAGAAATATACGGTCCGCATCCTGAGATGCATAGTAAAATCCACTGGCCCATTAAAAAAGGAATATAACAATGCGTTGTAAAATATGTGATGAAAAGTTAACTTTATCTGAGTTAAACAAAAAAGATAACCACACGGGCACGTTTAGTGATACCTGTTATCGGTGCGACGGTGTGACGTGGGAAAGCTTAAGAGAATTCGAAAGTGAAACCCCTAAACCATCAGGTTTAACCACTGAGGCGCTATATGATATTTTAAAACTTGACAGATTGGAAAAGTAACTATAGTATAACTTAAGTGGTCTTTAGTTATACATTAAGTTTGAATACTTTAATTATTAACTAAAGTACCACCTAAGTTAACTTAAGTTATCAGAAAGGTTTAATTATGAACAGTTTTTTAGGGATTGTTTTCTCTGTAAGCACGTTGTTTAATTATCAATACGTGGGTTACCATGAGTGCACTCGTGTTGGTGTTATTGAAAGTGAGAGAGTGGTAGTATATCCTGCTAGTGTGGAGTTAAGTGATAGAACCAACAATTATATTCTATTCAAAGGTATCAATAACGATGGTACTGTATCTGAAATAGCATGTGTTAAAAAAGGATAATTAACGTGAATATATTCTATTTACACTGGGACCCTGAGACGTGTGCAAAGGCACATTGCGACAAGCATGTTGTTAAGATGATCTTAGAATATGCTCAGTTGCTGTCTACAGCCCATCATGAGGTTGACGGTATCCCTAGTATAGATTGTTATAAGGCAACGCATAAGAACCACCCCAGCGCAGTCTGGGCACGTACTAACCGCTGTAATTATCGCTGGTTGTGGCAATTACTCAAGGCAACGTGTAAAGAGTACACACACCGATACGGTAAAGTACATGCGACAGAACGGAAAGGGATTGTTGACAATTTGCGTTATTGTCCTTATATGTTACCACTAGGTAAAGGTATGACCACTATCCCACAATGTATGCCAGATGATTATAAACTTGACTATTCAACTATACAGGCGTATCGTGATTATTACCAAGGTGAAAAAGCTTATATGGCAAAATGGACAAAAAGACCTGCGCCAGTGTGGTGGCAAAGTGAAAGCATGAAAGATGAAAAATTACATACGGAACAAGTACACGAGACGCACGGGGCAACTTAAGAAGCGTAACCCTGTCGTAACCGTGATGGATAAGAACCATAAACCTAAGGTTTTTAAATCTAAGAAAGAGACCTTAGTGGAGTTAGAATTAGATCAACAGTTACATGATTATTTGAAAGGTGTGACAGATGCTTGAGACAGATATCGATAAATGGGAAACGGTTTTTAATGTGTTTATGGATCATGCTTATATGGGTTCGTCATGTAACCAGTGCCCTTATTTTATCAGTCGTTATTATTCTGATACGGGTCAGGAGTACGGGTGTAAGTTGTTAGACATGGACAAGGGAGACCCTGAGTTATGTGCGGGTTATGAAGAGCAATTATTATTAGAGGAAACAGGTGATGATTAAAGAATATAAAGATAAGTGGTTAAAAGCATTACGATCAGGTAAGTACACTCAGGCACGAGAAAGGCTTAAATGTGAACAAGGGTTCTGTTGCCTTGGTGTGTTGATGGATACTTATGATAGCAATGGTTGGGATGAGGCCAACGGTGATATGTATCACAAGAGTAACAAGTTTGGGTATCATGATGATGTTAGGGAAGGTGATGAACTCTATGGTGAATCTTCTGAAGACGCTGAGTTGACAGGTGAAACTCTCAGTCACTTTGGTATCAGTACAGATGATCAATGCCACCTTATAATAATGAATGACCAAGACGATTACAACTTTAATGAGATAGCTGATTGGATTGAGGAGAAACTATAATCTTGACAACTAAAAATATTTAAGTTACTATACCTTAGTTACTAACACACACATAGGAGTTACGATATGATTACCGAAGGCATCGTTGCATTTTGCAATCTAACAGAGACAGAACGTTATAACGGACAGGACACAGGAAAATATTCGCTTGTGATCACCATGGATGATGATGAAGCAGAGGCTCTGAAGTCATGTGGTGTAGTTGTTCGAGAGTACAAGAACAAGGCCCAGCGAAAGTTTGTTACCAAGTTTCCTGACTTCCCTGTATTAGACACAGAGGGTAACATGGTGGCTAAACATATTCCTTATGGTTCTAGGGTGAAGATACTCTGGACTGAGGGAAAACCACATCCAACACACGGTGTGTCTCCATACCTTAAGAAGGTTAAAGTTCTTGAGTATGCGGAGATGGACGAAGAAATCGGAGATGAAGAGGACTTCTAAGTGACAGACAATAATAGTGTTGTCGCTCGTGTACCCTGCCCCTCGTGTCGTTCGAGGGGTGGGGACAAGTCAGGCGATAACCTCGTAGGATACTCAGACGGTCACTGGTTTTGTTTTAATTGTCGCCATAGTGAGAGAACAGGTGGCTTATCTACAGTGACTAAAGTTACACCTCGTATGCCAGTAAAGGTTTTAGAGATGACAGGCGTTAGTGGAGCAATAAGGGATAGAAATATCTCGCAGAGTATTGTTGAAAAGTTTGGGGTGACCCTAGAAAGTAAAGATGGCGTAGTTATTCGTCACCATTACCCGTATCACGATGTGGCTAATGGTACCCCTATTGGTGCTAAAGTTAGAACCGTTGCGAATAAGCAGTTTCATGTATCAGGCACTATGCAGGGCACCTCGTTATTCGGTCAACACCTGTGGCGTGAGGGTGGGAAGTATGTCACCATCACAGAGGGTGAACTAGATGCCCTCGCAGTCGCTGAGATGTTTGACGGTAAGTGGCCTGTGGTATCCATTAAGAACGGTGCTGCTTCAGCAACTAGAGATATTAAGGAATCTCTGGAGTGGTTAGAAAGTTTCGAGAATGTTATCATCTGTTTTGATAATGATGATGCAGGTAAACATGCCGCAGAGGCGGTACTACCATTGTTCTCACATAACAAGGCAAAGGTAGTATCTCTGCCCCTCAAGGATGCGGGAGAGATGTTGTCCGCAGGACGTGTGCGAGACTTTACCAGTGCATGGTGGGACGCAAAACCATATCGTCCTATTGATGTGGTAACCTTTGGTGATGCTGAGTGCTGGGAAGCGTTTGTTAAGAGAGGTACTGAAGAGGTAACACCATTACCTGACGCATACGGCACACTAAATGCTATGATGAACGGTGGTATTGCTGGTGGTGAGGTTACAGTGATTGGTGCCTTAACATCCATAGGTAAAACAACTATGGTATTTAATCTTCTCTACGATATGGTGATCCAGAACAATAAGAAAATCGGTGCTGTATTCCTAGAAAGTGACCTAGGTGAAACCGTGGAGAAAATTGTCTCACTTCACAGTGGAGTGAATATATCATTAATCCCCTCAGATGAGAGGGACAACTCACTCTATCGAGAGTTCTATGAGAACTTTGATAAAAATGAAAAAGTACACATATTAAAACACCTAGGTATCTCTGATGTAGATACGTTGTTCAGCAAGATGCGTTGGATGGTCAAAGGTATGGACTGTGATGTGCTGATACTCGATCCACTACACGCCGCTGTAAGGTCAGACGAGAATGGAACTATCGATGCGTTCATGGATAGATGTCTTAAGCTGGCTAAAGAGACAGGTGTGTCTATCATCATCGTGTCACACATGCGTAAACCTAATGTAAAAGACCCGCATGATGTTAACGAGTATGATATGAAAGGCTCTGGCTCAATTAACCAGATAGCTTTTAATACAATCCTACTGAGCCGTGATAAGATGGCTGAAGATGAGTACACTCGTAATAGTACAAAGGTACAACTGGTCAAGTGTAGACGTACAGGACGCACAGGACACGCAGGGTGGCTGTATTACGAGGAACAGACAGGACGTATGGTGGCAGGTAACCCACCTGAGATACAGGCGGTGGCTGATGAAGATTTCTGATAGATCAAAACTCAGTAAGAAAAAGAAAGAAGAGTATATCACTAAACGTACTAAAGGGAAATGTCAGGCTTGTTCTGAAGAGTTTCCAGTAGAACTATTTGACTTTCACCATATTGACCCTTTGAGTAAAAAGATGTCGTTAGGTCAAAATAAATGGGAAGCACAGATAGTCAGTAAAAAAGTTCTTGACGAAGCTGAGAAATGTTATATACTTTGTAGTAACTGCCATCGATTAGAACACATTGCTATGAAAAGAAGTGAGAGTATCGTAAATGACAAAGAAACTTATAGTCGATATCGAAACCACCACTTCTCCAATAGACAAGATTTGGATGGTGGGTACATTGGATTACGACACAGACGAGGTAAGGACATTCACTTACCCGATCAACAGAGAGGAGATACAGGAATGTTTGAATCAGTACGACGAAATAATAGGTCACAATTTTATCGACTTCGACGCTCCAATCTTAACAAAGCTAGAAAACGTATCATTCGATGGTTTACTGGTAACTGATACTCTTATATTATCTCGACTACAAAACCCACAACGTGAAGGCGGTCACTCCCTTAAGTCATGGGGTGATCGTCTAGGGTTCCCTAAAGGAGATTATGATGATTGGTCCAACCTTAATGACGAAATGGTTAAGTATTGTATTCAAGACCTCAAACTTACTAAGAAGGTTTACACTGTTTTGTCAGAGAAGCTGGCTCCGTTTGGTGATACAAGTATTATTCTGGAACATCAGGTTCAGACTATACTTACGAAACAAATAGCACATGGTTGGTTACTTGATACTAAACAATGTTTCTCATTATTAGGTGAGTTAAAAGAACGTAAACTAGAGGTAGAACATGAAGTACGTACAAAGTTCAAACCACTTGCAACCTTTGTTAAAGAGGTTACACCTAAATATAACAAAGATGGCAACATCAGTGTTAACGGGCTTAAGTTTCTGGGGGATGATATTAGCACTGTTTGTGGTGTTTTTAGCCGCATAGAGTTTCCTGAGTTTAACCTAGGTTCTCGTCAACAGATTGGTAAGTACCTTAAATTTTTCGGATGGAAACCTGTAGATTTTACAGAAAAGGGCCATCCTATTGTTGACGAAAAAGCACTGGGCAAGGTTAAGGATATTCCAGAAGCATTGCTCATTGCTGAATATCTCACGTTACAGAAAAGAATAGCACAGGTTCAGTCATGGGTTGATGCTAGTGATAAAAAAGATCAAAGAGTACATGGCTATGTTAATACTATAGGCGCTGTTACAGGACGTATGACACATAGCAGCCCTAATTTAGCACAGGTGCCCTCAGTATACTCTCCGTATGGTAAGGAGTGTCGAGAGTGCTGGACGGTTCCAAAGGGTTACAAGCTAGTAGGAGCCGACGCTGCTGGTCTTGAGTTACGTATGTTGGCACATTACATGAACGATAAGGAGTATACAGATGCAATCTTACACGGCGACATTCACACAACAAACCAAGAAGCTGCTGGACTTACAACAAGAGACAGTGCTAAAACTTTTATCTATGCTTTCCTCTACGGTGCAGGAGACGAAAAAATCGGAAGCATCGTTGGAGGTTCTAAACGAGATGGAGCAAAACTTAAAGACGTATTTCTCGAAAACACACCGTCTCTTCGACAGTTACGAGAAAGAGTTGCAAGAGCCTCAGTTCGGGGCCACCTCAAAGGATTGGACCAGAGAAGGTTAATCATCAGAAGTCAACACGCAGCGCTTAATACACTCCTTCAGTCCGCAGGGGCAGTTATAATGAAAAAGTCCTTGACTCTATTAGATGAATACGCTACTATACATAAGATAGAGTATCAGTTTGTAGGTAACATTCACGATGAATTTCAAGCAGAGGTTCGTGAAGATCAAGCAGACAAATTTGGTTGGTTGGCTGTAGAGTGTATTAAGGCGGCTGGTCTTAAATTTAATCTTAATTGTCCCTTAGACGGGGAATACAAGGTAGGAAACACATGGGCGAACACACACTAGAAACCTTAGTAGATGATATCTACAAACTAATGAAGGACCGTAATGTTCCCTCAGGTGTTGATGCAGAAGCTGAGATTGAAAAATTCGGCGAAGCTATGAAAGATATTATGAAGAAAGAGTTCTTACCTAGTGAGGGACGCTCAAGAAAACTTCGTCTTTCTGCTATTGGTAAACCTGCTCTTGTACAATGGTATGGTTACAATAAATTTACAGGTGAGAAGATTACCCCACACACGTACATTAAGTTTATGTATGGACACATTATCGAAGAGATGTTACTATTCCTTACCCGTATGTCTGGACACGAAGTTAAAGATGAACAGAAGCAGTGTGAAGTAGGTGGCATCAAAGGACACATGGATTGTACGATTGATGGTGTTGTAGTGGACGTTAAATCCACAAGTAGTTACGGGTTTAAAAAGTTCAAGGATCGTACTCTAGCAATGGATGATAGCTTTGGATATATCGATCAGATCAAAGCATATGCCCATTCAGAAGGGAAACGTAAGTGGGCATGGTTAGCTATGGATAAGCAGAATGGTCACCTTTGTGTTCTTGAATATGATCTTGACAACAAAGACGATCCCATGTATGATTACTATAGTGAAGACATCGTAGAGCGTGTCGAGTTTGTAAAAAAAACTGTAAAGGAAGATATCCGTCCCTCTCTATGCTCAGAGCCAGTCCCAGACGGAAAGTCTGGAAACTTGAAGTTATCTACCATGTGTTCTTACTGCCAATACAAAGAACATTGTTATCCAAATGTAAGAGCCTTTTCTTATTCTACAGGTCCAAGGTTCCTTACTAAAGTTGTTAATCTACCAAACGTAACCGAATTGAAAAGGAATTAAAGTATGTCTGTTGAATTTAAAGTTATAAACACACCGCGCCATGATCGTTTTGAAGAGAACATCACCAAACTACTTAATGACGGATGGTCACTACATGGGTCTCCCTTCGTATCTCAAACAGGTGGTATGACACAGGCTCTTCTACGTGAAGAGAGTACTACTAAGAAAAGCTCACGAGCTGCAAGCAGTGAGAAATAAAAAGTTTAGAAATAAATTCGAAGAGAAAGTTTCTTATGTCTTAGGTAATCTTTGTGAATACGAACCAATCAAAATACCATACGTTGTTCATAGAAATTATATTCCAGATTTTGTTAGGAACACTAAGAATAAGAACTTTCTAATCGAAGTTAAGGGGTTCTTCAGGGTAGGTGATACACAGAAGTATAAAGCTATCAGGGATTCATTAGATAAAGATTCAGAACTAATTTTCCTACTCTATAATCCAGTAAAGCAATTAAGAAAGGGTAGTAAAATGAATATGTCTGAGTGGTGTGAAAAAGAGGGTATCCGTTGGTATACAGTGGATAATATACGTGATGCCTTTAAATGATGATGATTTCCGGTTACGGTTAGCGGCTATTGCTGATCCTACCCTTCTTTGTGATATATTAAATATATCTAGCGAAGATTTAATTGAGGCGTTCGAAGATAAAATAGAAGAACGAATACAAACCTTAAAAGACGTTTTCGATATTGACATGGAAGAGTGTTTCATGTATGATGATTAAAGGGGAGAACATATGCAGGATATAGAAGATGGAGGGTTTTTATTTCCTCAGGATATCCTAGTACAGAGGATGGAACAGGCGCGGCTTCTAATCCTTGATATGAGTAATGACATAACAGATGAACAGTATGAGTTATTACGTAGATCAGTCACGGTTTTGATTGAGAGTTGTGAATTAGCGACACGTAGACCTCCCGAATTAAACGCTGTTCATACTTTTAACTAGGAGATAAAATGTACATGACTAGATCAAGAGAAGCAAAGGTGGCTGATTTTCATCAAGCAATGAAACTAGATTTGCAATCATCACCTAGAGTAAGTCTTCTTCAGTTACGTAAATCTCTCTTACTTGAAGAAATGAACGAAACTGTCGAAGCTATTGAAATACTTGAGATGGAGTTAGAGCGTGGAAAGAAAGGAACTAGAGAACAATGGGCACATTTACTGAAGGAACTCGCAGATGTCCAGTATGTACTTAGCGGTACCCTTGTCAGTCTTCGGCCTATTGATGTTGACTTTGATGCTGTTTTTAACAGGGTACACGCTAGTAATATGTCGAAACTTGGTGAAGATGGTAATCCGGTCTATAGGGAAGATGGTAAAGTTACAAAAGGGCCAAACTATTTAGAGCCACATTTAACTTTTTTTGTAAAGGGTGTGATATGAAAATTGTACTACTAATACTAACAATGATGACCCCAGACGGGATAGTTCAAACACAGTTCCTTCAAGGGCCACCGGGGCAAACCGTGGAAAGTTGTCGTGAGCATGTGTTACCTAAAGCAGTTATGGATTTACAGAACACGTACACTGAGAATAAAATAGCAGGGGCATGTGGACTTATTTTCATAAATATAGATAAAGCAGGAGTTTAAAATGGTTTTTGGTCCTCAAGTAGATTTTTGTGATGAGCTACATGCTCAAAAGTATCGACTACCTAACGAGTCTTTTGATGAAGCTTGTTCACGGCAAGCAGCGGCTATGGCAGACAACGAAGAACACCGTAAATCTCTTAAGGAGTTATTCCTAACTCAGAGCTTTATGCCAGCGGGACGTGTTCAATCAGCAATGGGGAGTCCTCGTGATGTTACAGCGTATAACTGCTTCGTATCAGGCATTATTGAAGACTCGATGGACAGCATCATGGACAGGGCTAAAGAAGCTGCTGAGACTATGCGTAGAGGGGGTGGTATTGGTTATGATTTTAGTCGGATTCGTCCCTCTGGTGATCGTATCGTCAGCCTTGATTCTACTGCCTCTGGTCCTGTGTCTTTTATGCGGATTTTTGATTCAGTTTGCAGAACTATTGTCTCCGCAGGACACAGACGTGGAGCCATGATGGCAGTGCTTCGAGTAGACCACCCTGACATCGAGGAGTTTATTCGAGCTAAACGAAACGAAGGAGAGTTAACTAATTTTAACATCTCTGTTGGAGTTACAGACGAGTTTATGTCTTGTGTGCAATCTGGTAAACCCTTTAACCTAACGTTTAACGGTCAACAATATGGTACTATTAATGCTGTAAAACTCTGGGATGAAATCATGAGGTCCACATGGGACTGGGCTGAACCTGGAGTGTTATTCCTAGATCGTATCAACTCAGACAACCCCTTACATTACTGTGAGACTATTGAAGCGACAAACCCATGTGGTGAACAGCCTCTTCCACCTTATGGTGCATGTCTCCTAGGCTCATTTAACTTAGTGAAATATGTAACAGACAAGAGTTTTGATTTCGATAAGTTTAAAAAGGATATTCCAGACGTTGTACGTGCAATGGATAATGTTATTGATCGCACTAAGTATCCACTTAAGCAACAAGAAGTCGAAGCTAAACAAAAGCGGAGAATGGGGCTAGGGATCACAGGTCTCGCTAATGCTTTAACTATGTGTGACATACCTTACAGTTCATCCAACGGACCTAGGATTACTCGTAAGATTGTTAAGACACTAGCCTGTACTGCTTTTGAGGCATCTTCTGACCTAGCTGTAGAGAAGGGTTCCTTCCCTCTGTACGAAGCAGAGCCTTATCTTGCTAGTGGTTTTGCAAGTAAACTCCCTACTGACCTGCGAGAGAAGATTGCAGCACAGGGTATGCGTAATAGTCACCTGACTTCTATTGCACCTACAGGCACCATCAGCTTCACCGCTGACAACGTTTCCTCAGGGATAGAGCCTGTGTTTCAACATGAGCTAGATCGTACTGTACAGACTGAAGACGGCCCTAAGATTGTACGTCTTAAAGACTATGCATGGCATTACCACGGGGTCTCAGGTGAAACTACAGATGACTTAAGTGTTGATGCACACTTGAATATGCAAATTGCAGTACAGCCTTTCATTGATTCAGCGGTATCTAAGACTGTTAATGTAGGTGATGATGTTACCTTCGAAGAGT